TTGCAGAAAAAGGCAATATGGACGGGCTTGCACACCACACGGGTAAAGCGCCGGACAGTGATTTCGAAGTCTCTGTTATTACAGCGCTGGAGAATGCCGGTTTCCGCTGTGAACCCCAGGTTGGCGTAGCCGGATTCTTTATTGATATTGCGGTGCGCGATCCCGGTAAGCAGGGGCGCTATTTGATGGGTATTGAGTGTGATGGTGCGACCTATCACTCTGCTAAGTCAGCTCGTGATAGAGATCGCCTGCGTCAGGACGTGCTGGAGGGCTTAGGGTGGAGAATTCGTCGTATCTGGTCCACAGACTGGTTCTGCAATCCTGATGAGATCCTGGAGCCTATCGTTCGCGAGTTAAATCGGTTAAAAACCACGGTTGCGGAAGAGGAGTACTCTGAAGAGCACGCTATCGCACAGCTGGTTGTTGAAGGGCAAACCGCAAGTAACAATATTGCGGATTTTAGCGACCATAGTGAGCCACTCAGATTACGTCTTGAAAGATTTGCCCGCGAGGTCATTGATGTTGAGTGTCCCTATATTGCCGATGAGAGCAAGTTGCTGCGTCCTGCAATGATTGAAGCATTGGTCGAGCATCAACCGCTTTCTCGCTCTGAGTTTGTTGAACGTATTCCGAAATACCTGCGTGAGGCAACGGAAAGCAAGATGAGTAAAACCTATCTGGACAGGGTGCTGGCGATTATTGATGGAGATGAATTCGCTTAAGCGGGTTTTTCAGTGCATAACTCATCATTGATATCAGGGGGTTACGTTCTAACGTGGCCCCCTTTTGCTTTGTAAAAGAAAGACAGAGTAAGACGCTGGGCTATGAAAAGGAATTCTCAAAACATCATGCGACACTTTTGCGACAGTCGGTAAACAAGAAACAAAAAAGCCACTCTCTCGAGTGGCTTAATTATATGATTTCAATGCTAAAATTTGGTGGCCCCTGTTGGGTTTGAACCAACGACCAAGCGATTATGAGTTCCTACCGGAGCAACCGAAAATCAATGGTTTACTTTTAAAATCAGTAAGTTGTGTTGTTATTAATTATCACTAATTGTCTGGATTCTTCATATCAACCGCCATTTTATCGCCACTTACAGTTTATGCGCTTACCTACAATCAGCATTTTTTCAGGATGAACGATCAAAGTCGATTCTTGATGCTAGCATATGAGCCAAACACCCATGTACAAGATTGCAACATACTAATTTTCAAGCATACATACAAGGAGTGAAATGATGATACAAGATGAGCATGATTCTTCGCCACTTGATGCTGAGTACGCAGAATTTTGGGATACCTTCAATAAGCGGTATGAGGATCCACTGGTCATAGATGTTAAGAAAGCCTATAGATGGTTTATTGAGATTATTGGTGAAAATGAATGGCTTGAACGTAGAGCAAAAGTAATAAACTACTTTAGGAATATGTCTGAACGGTTATATTCAACAAATACAAGCGTTTCATTTCAGGATAAAGATTCGAGGTTGGCATTTTATGATGATTGGGTTGCTTGGTATTTATACTTAGCAGAGTCTTTGGCTGACAGGCCTACCGTTGATGAGCCTGCCCAATCGTCAAGAATATGGAATTTCCTTGCAATGATAGGTGAACATGTCGAGGCATTAAAAACAACAAAAGGAATTAACGAGAAACTTCATGATTTGTTAATAAAGCCGGGTAATCAACCAGACTCTACTTTGTTTGAATTGGTTGTGGCTATTTGTTATTTAAGAAATGGATGGGCTGTAGAATTCATCCCGGAAACAGGCGCTCGCAAAACTCCTGATCTTTTTATCGTGAAAGGGAGTGAGCAATTTTATGTAGAGTGTAAGCGACTAGCTAAAGTAACTCAGTATTCTGAGGAGGAACGCGGGGAATGGGTTGAGCGCTGGCAGGTTGCACTGCCTTTGACAATACGGTATCCGGCACCTGTTTTCTTTAATGTCTTATTCAAGGTTGAAATAAATAAAACTAGCAAAAGTATATTTCGTGGTGCAGTCGAAACTATATATAAATCCGGCGTACTGACTAAAGGCCAGTATGCTGTATGCGAAAATGATGAAGTATCGGTTCAAGCGCACTTGATTGATATGCAAAGAGTGGATGAGCACCTAGATAAATGGAATGTTAAATATCCATCCCCTCAATTAAATTCTCTCTTAGATGATGATTATGATTCGCAAGGTAGCTACACTATGGCTTGCCAAGCGCAATTATGCACATTTAGCAACGATGAATTCTGCACTAACAATATTTTTGTAGATAAATTGAAAATGCCTTTTTGCGCTAAATGGGAATGTGTCGCCGAAGAATCATTGAATAAAAAAGCTAAAGACGTTAAAGGGTTGCTGGTAAAGGCTGTAAAACAAGCTCCATTGGACGGTTCAACGATAGTGCATATTGGTTATGAAACATTACATGGGCCTGAGGTTGAATTTATTCGTGAACGTAAAATCTGTGAGCTGTTAGCAAGTTTTGATTATGGAGAGAAGGACATTGCCGCAATTTACTGTCATTCATTTCAGCCTAGGCTATTTGCTGATGGTAACTGGGATTATGCTGAAACAGTTCGCTACTTCAGTAAAAGTAGAAATGCGGAAAATCTTTTGCAAAACAAACTATTGCTATCTAGAGAAGGTACAGTTGAAAGCAATGATACCCATTGGGCACAGGATTTTAGAGAGCGGATGAATAAATAACACTTTAAAGAAGTCTTATTCATATATCGCTTAAGGGGTTGAGTTTCACCGCATCCTCCAAATGGTCAGGGGCAAAATGGGCATATCTCATCGTCATTTTAATGTCGGTATGCCCCAGAACCCGCTGCAGTACCAAGATATTTCCGCCGTTCATCATAAAATGACTGGCGAATGTATGGCGCAGAACGTGGGTCAATTGCCCGGCTGGCAGCTCTATACCTGTTCTCTCTAGGGCTGAGCGAAATGCGCCATAACAGTCTGAGAACAGGCGTGATTTCTTATCTGTCGGGAGCCTTTCATAAAGTTCTTTGCTTATCGGGACGGTGCGGTTTTTCCGGCCTTTTGTGTACGTGTAAGTGATTTTATACTTTGTTAGCTGGCTTTTTCGCAGTCCTTCAGCCTCAGACCATCGCGCACCTGTTGAAAGGCAGATTCGAACAACCATTTCGAGATCGGGGTGCTCATGCCTGCAACATTCATCAAGCAGAAGATGGATCTGATCCTTGTTGAGCCACGCCATTTCGATTTCTTCAGTGCGAAATGGACGCATGTTTTTTAGAGGATTTTCGCCTTTCCATTCACCCAGGCGGCTCAGTTCATTGAATACGGCGCGAAAATAAGCCAGCTCTAAATTTACGGTGCGGGGGGAAACCTCTTTGACACGGTTAGAGCGGGCGAATTTACCCGCTATTCTTTTTTCGCGGTAGCGCGAAAACATCTGTGCGCCAAAGTCTCGCGCCAGAGGTTCGCCCATGCACTCAAAGGCATGATGCATTGCATCTTTTCGTTTTTCGCCGTCTTTGAGTGTAATCCCGTGGGCGCTATACCAAGCATCCACCAAATCTTTGAGCGAGCGGCGATCTTCTGGTTCGTCGTTCCATGGCTTTTGGACTGTGTGTTGTTCGAAAGCCAGCGCCTCACCTTTTGTGGCAAATTTTTTCCTGATGCGCTTACCTTTCGGGCCATTGGGATATAGCTCACAAAGCCATCCCCCCGTAGGGTTCTTACGGATAGCCATTAGTTAACCTCGCTGTACTTCCCTATCACTTTTCCGACTTTAGTAATTTCTTCAACACCACATTCGAATGGAACTTTGCCACCTGCAACGTGCAACCTTTTACCTGGTAAGACAGTTAGTTCTCTGATACTAACCGCCCCCTCTATATCAATGAGCCATAGGCCATCAGATAAAGGTGCGGAACGCTCAATGAAATAAGTTTGATTGTCCAGATTGATACACATCGGTTCGGTTAAAGGTTTCCCAAATAGCATAGGGGATACAGGGAAAGTACTCGTATTGTGAATTTCGCCATCTAAAAGAGTGAAGTATGGGATCGCAAGAGTATCAGGTGTCAGATTCTGGATAGGCTCGCCACTAAATTTCGGTCCCTCTCCAGTGATTAACCAGCTAATGCTTGCTCCAGTATCCAGGGCACAATACACAGCAAAATCATATGATAGCGGGCCCCTGCGGTATCTATTTGAGAGCGAGCTGGCGGCAATATCGAAGTGATTTGCTAGCTGAATTTTTTGAGTAAAGCCGTAAACCTCGCAGATGCGATCTAAGACCTTAACATTATCAACTTTGCTTAAATCTATCTTCATATTGGAATTCCATGTTGACTACAGCTTTCTTAAGCTGTAACTTTTCAAAAGTCGAAGTCGCTGATAGCAATCGCTGCTAATCGTTGGCAATCTGTGACAAACATTAACGAACTGGGAATGATGCAACATGGCTAGTGAAATTACAATCGTCAAAATCCCCCGCGAGAAGGTCTATCCAGAAGAATTTGCCTCTCTGGAAGGCGTTTCTCTAAGCACCGTCCGCCGTTGGACCACTGGCAACAGCCCTTGTCTGCCTATTGAACCCCGTGTAATCAAGCCGGGTCGTGTTCGTGCAGGGGGGCGTGTCCGCATCCTTTACGCGCAGTGGAAAGAAAAACAGGTCCGTGATGCATTGGGCCACTCCCGTTTTCAAATCATTGTTGGCGCGTGATTCACTTTATGTGAATTAAAAGGATGCAACATGTTTGATTTTCAGGTTTCCAAACATCCTCATTATGACGAAGCGTGCCGGGCTTTCGCGCAGCGTCACAATATGGCGAAGCTGGCCGAGCGCGCGGGTATGAACGTTCAAACGTTACGAAACAAGCTCAACCCGGAACAGCCTCACCACCTCACACCGCCGGAGATTTGGCTGCTTACCGATCTTACTGAAGACTCGGCGCTGGTAGACGGCTTTCTGGCAATGCTTCACTGCTTACCCTGTGTACCAGTCAACGAACTGGCAAAAGATAAATTACAAACCTATGTCATGCGCGCTATGACTGAGCTCGGCGATCTGGCTGGCGGTGCTGTTTCCTCTGAACGTCTTACCCCGGCGAGGAAGCACAGTATGGTCGAGAGTGTGAATTCTGGTATACGCATGCTTTCGTTGACAGCTCTGGCACTACAAGCGCGCCTCCAGGCTAACCCGGCAATGTCCAGTGTCGTCGATACCGTTAGCGGTCTCGGTGCATCGTTTGGCCTGATGTGAGGTGATGATGAATAACGAACCTTCATTAGCGTCTCTACTCGTTAAGCAAAGCCCCGCAATGCACTACGGACACGGCTGGATTATCGGCGAGAACGGTCAGCGCTGGCACCCGGTGCGCTCACACACTCAGGCAAAGCCTGTTTCTTTCAAGGGGGCTGCATGGCTATCGAAGCTGTTTCTGCAACGGTTCCGCTGAGCACTGGCGCGCGCATGGCCGGCCTGAATCATATCGCTGAAATACGCGGGCGCTTCTGGGGTGATAGCTGGAAAGAGGTCGAGCAATTCGTCGCGAATATGCGCGATACACGCGACCCACAGCATGAAGACAACGAGCGCGCACTGGCCGCTATTTTCTTTCTGGCAAAAATACCGGCAGCTCGTCACGGGCTCAAATTAAGTGAGCTGACTACTGACGAGAAAAAAGCGCTTATTTCAGCAATGAACCATTTTCGCGCAGTCGTGAGCTTATTTCCCAAACGGCTAACCATGCCGAATTAATACCAACAGAAATTTAATGGCGTAAACCCGCCGGGCATTTCTTTGCCCAAATTCAGGAGAAAGAACAATGCATAAAGAATTACCAAAAATGTTTATAGATGAAACCGACCCGCTTATGGCGGTGATAGATATTGCCAAACGTGAGGAACGTAAAGGCCGAGCGCTCGCTGTTTCAATCCGGCTTGAGGCGCTGGCAACCCATATCACCAACAAAGGATTAAACAGCATTGAAGCGGCTGAATTGCTGCGCCGGGAAGCTACCCGCTACGAAAACGAATCTCAGGAGCTCCACTGATGGCGGATGCAATGGATCACATCCAGCAGCGCGAGCAGGAAGAACGCGAGCGCCACATCAACAACGCGCGCAGCCGTATAAGCGCGCCATCTCGTTTTATTTGCGAAGAGTGTGAATCACCAATACCGGAAGCCCGTCGCATGGCGATTTATGGCGTATCGCTTTGCGTGACCTGCCAGCAAATGCTCGAACTCAAAAACAAGCATTATAGGGGGGCAATTTGAGCAAGACGCACAACCTCAAAACACGACCTGAACATTTTCGGGATGTTCTTCTTGGTATTAAAAGAGCCGAGCTACGTCGCGCCGACCGTGATTTCGCGGTCGGGGATTCGCTCTGTCTGAATGAATATGGCGAGTCAGAACATGATGCAAATCTTGTCGGGTTTACAGGTGCTTTTATTTTCGTGCGGATTACCCATATCACTGATGTCAGCGAATGGGCGCCGGGATATGTGATGTTAAGCATTGAGCGCCGCCAGGCCAGCGCAACATGACGGTAAACGTAACCTATGCCTGGCCGTGGAACACTCCACGGTCAGCCATCGCCAGCCCTTATCTGACCTACGCCGAACAGCATCGCCGCGATCATATGATTGCGGCGTTGCTGCATGCGCGCAAGGCGTTATCGCTTCAGCCTGAATGCGTCCGTTATGACGTGTACCGCACCGCCACCACTCTGGAACAACATCATGACAGCCAGCGAGCCAATGCCTTTTTAATCAGCTTCTGCAAAAAAGCATTGCCGCGCCTTGAGCTGGTCGCAAAAAAATATAAGTCCACCGGCATTAATCACGATGTATCTGCCGCCATTTTTAACGGCCATTTTGATACCGGCGTGTTGCAATATCTGGCCTCACGCTTGGTGAATATGGTGGCGCGGTTTAACCGGCTCCCGGATATGTCGAAAGCCGATATTGACCTCCTTGCCGCCGACATCGCGAATTTTATTCGCGGTGAGCTGGCGAATAATGACGATGCTGATGCCGGAGAACTTAAGACACTTTATCGCTGGTACATGCGCGCCGGTATGATTGCGATGCAATTCAACGTCACTCCGCCGCACTGGGAGCGCGTTACAGGCAAATATGTCGGCCAGGACGAGATCGCACCGGCAGTTATGCGCATGTTTAATGAAACATGGTGGCGTGGTCGCTTGCGCCGTGTTGCATCTGCCTGGCGCGAACATCTGCAAATTGCCGTTGGCAACGTCAGCAAGAAAAAACACGCCTATGCCAGCAAATCATGCGTGACAGACTGGCGCGAGCAAAAGCGCCGAACCCGCGAATTTCTGAAAGGTCTGGAGCTGGAAGACGAAGACGGAAACCGCATCAGCCTGATAGAAAAATACGACGGGTCGGTCGCTAATCCGGCCATTCGCCGCTGCGAGCTGATGACCCGCATTCGTGGGTTCGAAAATATCTGTAATGAGCTTGGTTATGTCGGCGAATTTTATACGCTGACCGCACCGTCGAAATATCACGCCACAACTAAAGCGGGCTACCGTAACCACAAATGGAGCGGCGCAAGCCCGTCCGATACGCAGAATTATTTAACCTCTCTCTGGGCGCGCATCCGCGCCAAACTTCACCGCGAAGAAATCCGTATTTTTGGCATTCGCGTCGCCGAGCCACATCACGACGCTACGCCGCACTGGCACATGCTGATGTTTATGTTACCGGAAGATATCGAGCGTGTTCGCAAGGTTATTCGTGATTATGCGTGGCAGGAAGATGAGAGTGAACTCAGTAGCGATAAAGCCAGAAAAGCACGTTTTCACGCCGAGGCTATCGATCCGGAGAAAGGCAGCGCAACGGGGTACGTTGCTAAATACATTTCCAAGAATATTGACGGCTATGCGCTCGATGGTGAGAAAGATGACGAAAGCGGCGAGTTGTTGAAAGAGACGGCTCCCGCTGTTTCAGCCTGGGCTGCTCGCTGGCACATCCGGCAATTCCAGTTTATCGGTGGCGCGCCTGTGACTGTCTACCGTGAATTGCGTCGCCTGGCTGATACCGAAACCGCTCACGGTCTTAGCGTGGAATTTGCCGCCGTTCATGATGCCGCTGATGCCGGTGACTGGGCGGGCTATGTCAATGCACAGGGCGGCGCGTTTGTCCGTCGTGATGATTTGCAGGTTCGCACGCTCTATGAGTCTCGCGCCGAGTTTAACCAGTATGGCGAGGAGACTGTCTGCATTCGTGGCGTGTACGACGCCACAGTCGGCACAGGTTCACCGATTCTGACCCGCCTCACTCAGTGGAAGATTGTCCCGAAACGCGCCGTTGATTTGGCCGTTGACCTTAAGGGCGCGACCGCGCCCTCTCGGAGTTCTGTCAATAACTGTACGGGAGAGTTAAGAGCTGAGGGCTCGAACCCGCTGGAAAGTTTCGAAAAAATCGACCTTGATGGCATGAGTAAGAAAGAACGGCGTCAGCTTCTTGCGCGGATTAGGGCAGAGCAACCAAAAAAGCTGCATAAGAAGCGCGGCGACCGGACAAAATTGGTGGTACGTAAACAAAGATTGCAGGTCAAATGTTCTATAGCTCAGCTTACGGTGGCCTGTACACGCCAGGAGCAGAGCAAATTCTAGCGGCACATTAGAACGGCTTAACTGATCGTCAGAGCACGGTAAAACAAATACCGCCAATGGATGTGATAAGGCTGGAGTGTGTTGTGCTAATAACAGCCAAGTAGATGTGAATTTTATATTTTTCTGTCGTTAGCTAATGTGTATTAAAGGCTATGCATATCATGAGGATAAAAAAGTATTACTGTCTAAACATTTTTCTTTCGCATAGTTAAGTTGCTATGATACTGTATGCATATACAGTTATTTGGATGGGAGAACGCGTGGACAACGAATTACAAGAGCGGGTTATGCTTGAGCGGGTTGAGTTGATAGCAAGACTGACAAGAGAAGGGATTTGCCAAGAAAACGATAGGGAAATCGCGCTTAGTTTGATAGCTGAAATGACCAAATTTTTGCTTTCAAAAAACAAACCATTAGCGTTGAAGTCTTTTTCTTTACATTAGTCATACGCATGATTTTTAAAAGATAAATTCATGCTTTTTTCTTCAGGTGGGGCGGTTCCCTTGGGGCTGATAGGTTTCAAGGAACTTTGCAAAAAAGGAATTATTGGCTGTTAAAGTTGTCAACCTAAGTGTAAACTTTGCACTATCTTGAAAGGAAGAGAAAAAATGTTACAAGCTGGAGGGGACATGGATACGCAAAGAATGTCTAATGCGCCCATATACTACGCTATGGTCCAGATAAAATTTGCGCCAATAGCCGCGATGAAAAAATACGTTGGTGAGATTCAGGATATGCTTCGAGTGGATGGTTATCCAGACTTTGAAGCTGCCGAGTCTACCCAGCTCAAGTTTGAGGTCAAAGGTCCGGATGAGCCGCCTACTCATCAGGTTACAACCTCTACCCATTGGTTAATCTTCAATGAAGACAGAACTGCTGGCTTCGTTTTGGGTGAGGATTATCTGACTTTTCAGACAACGCATTATATAACCCGTAATGAGTTTATACCTGAGATTTTGAAGGGTTTTAAGGCAGTATGTGATGTAGCAAAAGTGAGTTTTGTAAGTCGAATTGGCCTTCGTTATCTAGACGCTGTTTTACCATTCGACGGGGAAGATCTTTCAGATTACTTTAATGATGGCTTGCGCAATGTTGATTTGGGAATGAAGGCAATACAATCTGTCAATGAAATGGTATTCCAAACAGTGACTTCACCCTTAGCTAAAGAAGGAATCATCGTTGTACGTGTGTTCCGTAGTATGTCTAAACTTGGGTACCCGCCGGGGATTGAAGTTGGTAGCTTAGTCGTGTCTCCTCGATTCAGAGAAGCACCAGAAATGTGGCATGCTGTTATAGATACGGATCATTACGTTGAAGCTAAAATGCCCATTGATTTAGTTGGCATTGATAAGCAAATTAGGGCGTTACATTCTGAGCTTCATGAAAGCTTTAAGAAGGTTGTATCCCCTTACGCACTTGAGAAGTGGAAGTAAAACATTTACCGGGAGGCATTATGTATTCTTCTTCAGTATACGAAATGAAAACTTCAATAGGTTTGCCTGTAATGGGCACCTTGGGTACGATAGCTTTCCTGGGTGGGTTAGCTGGTACTGGCACAACATTCGATGTTGATAATCTCGATGCTTGGCTTGCTTTTGTTCAGCCGAGAACGCATTTAATTGTTTCTAATCAGTCATCTTCAAGCAGTTATGATGCTGTTGCTTTGGCTAGCCATGTTGATATTCGAAATATTTCTCAGCATCTTGCTAACATTCGGGAGGTTTTTTCTCCCTCGATGTCTGAGCTTGCCCAAGATCTTGGTATTTCAAGACAGGCGCTTTATAAATGGGTATCTGGAGAGTTTCAGCCTGATGATGAGATTAAAATCGGATTCATCACCCGTTTAAGTTTAGCAGCTGATGTATTCAAAAATGCTGGTTTAGCTGATGCCAGTCTGCTACTAAAGATGAAGGCTTTCGATGGTAAGTCCCTTAAAGACGTGATTAAAGAAGATGGTGATTGGCAGGCGTCCGTGAAGCTATTGATTAGTGAGTCTGCAGCAATGGAAAAATCTTATAAAAAATCTGGACTTGAAAATGCCAAGGGAGTGACCTCAGATGATTGGAAATCATCGATTTCACTGCCAGGTATCTCAGAACAAGAATAAATGCGGAACAATCAATGCCTGATAATTTAACAGCATGGCGTCAAGGACATGTATTAAAAGATGAAGATGCAGTTTCTTTAAATCTTGTTGAAGCAGGCTCGTCTAGAAGGGTTGTCGTGATCAGTCATGATTGCGACATCCCCAGTACCTCCGAAGAATACATTGAGTTGATCGTAGGGGAATTCTGCACTTCTAATAACCTACATCGTGGGGCTAGGCATCCCCGAATCCTTGATCTCTCATTTCCACAAAGTCATGGTTCAGACCGTGACTGTATTCGCTTAAAACATTGTGATAGGCACTTAATAAGAAAAAGTGATTTCATTTTTGAAGTTCCTTCAGAAACATATATTCTCAAAAGCGATGAAAAAAGAGTTCTAAAACAATGGCTTGCTTCAAAGTATGGACGCCCGGCATTTCCAAACATTTTTGAAGATAGATTGAAAGCATATAATGGAATACCGTCGAAGAGATTTAAATTCGAGGCGGAAATAGCTAAAATTCTTGAAAAGTGTTCGGGAACATTAATCGGTGTTTTCTTTGATTTAGGATTATCTCGTTTTGATGATCTTGAAGAGGGTAACCCTTATGAACTATCAATTTACCTTGTATATGATTCTGAAGAGGGCGGGCCAGATGCTCGTAAAGAAGCTGAAGGAGCGAGCACTGAGTTAGAAAAACTCTTTAGGGATTTTTATGGTTCATATGAAACTGCTCAGCTCATTGCGTTGGAACAGTGTATAGCAGTAGCGGATACGCATTTTAGCTTAGCCTCATTAAGAAAAATGGATCAGTGGCGCTTAGAATACATTAGCTTAAACAGTGATGAGCAAAGCGCTTTCGTAGGGGTGGTTGGCTAGTTCTTCTTTCCTAATCAGTCATGCATTTATAGGTGCATGGATTTGCATTAAAAAATACACAACATAATTCCTTCAGGGTGCCAGTGCTGGCGCCCTTTTCGTTAGTGCATGCAATTGCATTAAAAACGATGCACAAAGCGGGCAGGCGAGGCGGGGAAAGCACTGCGCGCCTGAGGCATAAATAATTAATTTATTCATGGCCTCAACGGGGCGCTGAGGCGTCGGGAGTGGCGAAGGTGTTAAAGGGTCAGGCGAGACAACAGCGCGCCGTGTGGTTGCGCTCACGGCGTCTGGCGCGTGGGGCGACAAAAAGCCGCCCGGAGGCGGCTGAGGTGGGTTATTCGTCGTCGCCGTCGAGGCTGTATTTCTGGAACCTGACGATCTCCTCGCCCGCCCACTCGTTCAGCTCCTGAAAACGCGCCTGCAACGGAATCAGCTCGTTGCGCACAAACACCCTTGCCACCTTCTCAACATCCCCGACAGAGCCCGCATTCTCTGGCTTGCAGCCCATCAGCTGAAACGGGATGCGGTGGGCATCGAGCAGGTCAGCCGCACTTACCTTCTTGATATTAAAAAAATCGTCTTTGGTGGCGACCTCGCTCAGCGGCACAATTTTTATGCCGTCGGCCTTACCGTTCGGCGCGTAAAAAAACAGGTTCTTGAAATTGCCGAGCCCTTTCGAATCACGCATGGCCTTGCGCAGCGCCTCAACGTCGGTACTGCTTTGCGCCGCGTCGGTCACGTACATGATGTAACCGGCATGCGCCCCGTTCTGGTAATACTTGCGACGGAACAGCGTGGCGCTCTCGTTGAGCCAGGCCGAGTTAAGCGCGCTCAGATATTCCGGCACGCCATAAAGCTCCTGATTAATATCCGGCTCAAGTAGATGAAACATCGAACCCGGCGCAAACTGATGTGGTTTTGTGAAGTTCTGGATATACCAGTAGGTGTCCTGTTCGACGCCGCGCCGGGTGTATTTAGCCGGGGAGGTTTCATACTTCACCGGCTTACCTGTGACGCTCAGGCGCTCCTCAATAAACGCATTCCCGAACACCATGTAATCGAGCGCGAAGCGGCTAAAATCCTGCCGGGAAAGGCGCGGGTGCGGGATGTAAGTCGACACCAGAATGTTACGCTTCACGTAAATCGGCGAGCTGTGGTGAACGGCGGCGCGCATGCTTTTCGCCAGTCCGGGGAAGCTGACCGGCGGCTCGTACCACTGACCGTTATCGATGCACTCCACGTAATCCAGAATGTCGCGCTTATCGAGCACCGGCACCGGCTCGCCGAAGGTGAATGCTTCCATGCTCTGTGCGGGTGCGGTAGTCTGCTGGTGCGGTTTCGGTGTGTATTTTTTTTTATTTTTGCTCATCAGTTGAAGTCCAGAATGGAGGATGACGGCTGGCCGGTTGCGGCGGTCAGCGGTTCGTTAATCAGTACGTGCATGGTTGCCCAGGCTAAATCTGCGTGGCTGGCTTCCTCGGTGCGGCTGGCCTCGTAGGTGGCGCTGCGCCCGCTGCTGGTCATGGTTTTACGAATGGACATAAACGACTGCGTGATGTCGGTTGCGCTGACGTCATACTCCAGGCAACCGCGCGTAATGGTGTCTTTTGCCTTGAGCACCATGGCGGTTTTCATTTCCGGGGTGTAGCGGATATCGCGCGCCGCCGGGTAGAACGAGCGAACGAGCTGAAACACGCCCTGACCGAGCCCGGTCGAGTCGATGCCGATGTATTCCACGTTATATTTTTGCGTAAGGGCGCGGATGGACTCGGCCTGGGTGGCAAAGTCCATGCCTTTCCACTGATGGCGCTCCAGGATGCGGAATTTGCCCCCGGCGACCACCGGCGGCGCGATAACCACGCATCCGGCACTGTCGCCCCGGTGCGACGGGTCGTAACCAATCCACACCACGCGATGCCCGAATGGCCGGTCGGCAAACGGCGTGTAGTCCTCCCACTCCTCCATGCTGTCGACCATGCAGCGTTGCAGCTCCTCGAACGGAAACACCGAGGCCTTGTCGTCGACAAACTCACACATAAACAGATTGCGGAAGTCGTCTGCGCTGTTTTCCCGACGCAGCGTGTCCAGGTCAAACAGGGTACAGCCCCCGGCGAGTGCGTCCTCAATGGTCACAATCTGCCGCCACTGACCATCGGCGCACGCCACCCCTCGCGCGAGTGCGGCGTGGCTGATATCAATCTCGACCCGCTCGCTGGCGCTGGCGCGCCCGCGGTTAAACAGGTCGCCTGACCAGAACGGATAAGCACCGTGACCGAGTGAGGACGGCGTCGAAAAATAGGTCGTGCGCAGGTGCTTTTGTGACGCCATACCGGAGGCAACTTTGCGTAATTTCTGGAAGTTGGGTATCCAGAAAATCTCGTCGACGTACAGGTCGCCGTTATGACTCTGCGCGGTGTTGCTGTTTGTGCCGAGGAAAAGCAGCTCTGCGCCGTTGTTGCCGATGACAATCGGGTCGCCGCTCAGGTCAACATCAACCAGCCTCGCAAACGCGATGATGTATTTGCGGAACACATACGCCTGTGTTTTCGATGCCGATAAAAATATCTGGTTCTGGCCGGTGGCAAGGGCGCGCAGCAGCGCCTCGCGGGCAAAATAAAATGTCGCGCCAATCTGGCGGGATTTCAGGATGTGGCGAATACGGTGCTCAAGCCCCGCCCTGTGCCAGTTGAGCTGATACTCAAATGACTGGTCGAAAAAAATCTCCTGTAATTTCTCAATCGCCTCCTCGCTGAAAAAGTTCTTTTTCGGTTTCTTACGCTCGCCTTTGTTGCGGTTCGCCACCCTGGGATTGAGATCCGCCTCGTTGCCGGTCTGGCCGTAACGGTTGATGCGGGCGAAACGCTCCAGCTGGCGCGCCAGAAAATCAGCAACCTTGAAATCATGCGCAGTGAGGTCGGGCTTGGCGTAAAGCTGAATCAGGCGCGCCTCAAGCGTGTCTCCCACCCGGTCTAGCGGGGCGGTCTCGTCCCATCCGTCGCGCTGTTTCCAGCTCTGCACCGTCGGGCGTTTGGTCTGCAACATCTCCGCGATTTGCGGCACGGAAAATCCCTGCCAGTAAAGCAGCGCGGCCTGCCGTCGCGGGTCGTTCAGGAGAGTGGTGTCGGTGGTGATGGTCATGCGTGCCTCGCCGTAATTAGTACAGGGCAAGGCTACTGAAGCGCGGGCAGCGATTCGCTAAGGGGCTGATGTGCAGGCGGCAAGCCATCTGTGACTGATGGCGAACCAGCGGACGAGCCGGGAAACTACACCCCGACAGAACGCAATCCTTCACACAATCAGGACTCCTGACGATGGCAAAAAAAGTATCAAAATTCTTTCGTATCGGCGTAGAGGGCGACACCTGCGACGGGCGTGTAATCAGCGCAACGGATATTCAGGAAATGGCCGATTCATTCGACCCGCGCGTTTACGGTTGCCGCATCAACCTTGAGCATCTGCGTGGGCTTCTGCCGGATGGCGCGTTTGCCCGTTACGGCGATGTGATCGAGCTGAAAGCGGAGACAATCGAGGACGACTCCGCGCTTAACGGCAAGCTGGCGCTGTTTGGCAAAATCGCGCCACTCGACACCCTGGTCGATATGGTGGCGAAAGGCCAGAAGGTTTACACCTCCATGGAAATTCAGCCGAACTTTGCCAACAGCGGCAAGTGCTATCTGGTCGGCCTGGCCGTCACTGATGATCCGGCAAGCCTCGGCACCGAGTATCTGGAGTTCTGTAGCAAGGCGAAACATAACCCGCTACAGCGATTCAAGATGAACCCGGAGAATCTCTTCTCTGTCGCCTCCCTTGCCGAGCTGGAGTTTGAGGACGAGCCCGACACCCTCCTTAACAAACTGACCGACTCGGTTAAATCCATTTTCAGCCGCAAACAGACCAGCGACGACGCGCGTTTCAGCGACGTGCATGAAGCGGTCACCACTATCGCTGAGCGTGTGCAGACCAGTGAAGACAGTGCCGAAGCCCGATTTTCGGCACTCGACGCTGAGCTTGCAAAATTCAGTCAGCGCCTGGCTGACCAGGCCACCACGACGGCTGAGAAGCTCAGTGCGATCACCGCCACCCTGGACAAAACACCGGATGTGACGCAGCCGCGCCGCACGCTCAGCACCGGCGGCGAAGGGGCATCCGTCACCCTGACCGACTGCTAATCCGACCAATTTCATAACAGGAAAATACCATGCGCAAAGAGACACGTTTCAAGTTTAATCAGTACCTGACCCGCCTCGCCGAGCTCAACGGCATCGGGGTTGAAGACCTGAATAAAAAATTCAGCGTTGAGCCGTCAGTAACGCAGACGCTGTTTGAAAAAATCCAGCAGTCGTCCTCCTTTCTGCAACAGATCAACATGGTGGTGGTGCGCGAGCTGACCGAAGAGAAAGTCGGCATCGATGTTAACGGCACCATTGCCAGCACCGCCGACACCGACAACGGTGTGAAGCGCCAGACCGCCGATTTTTCGAAGATGGACGCCTATCGCTATTTCTGTAAGCCGGTGAACTTCGATTACCACCTGAAATATAACAAGCTCGATTTGTGGGCGCGCTTTCAGGACTTCCAGACCCGCATCCGCGATGCGATCGTCAAACGTCAGGCGCTGGATTACATCACCATCGGCTTTAACGGCGTAAGCCGGGCGGCAACCTCTGACCGCCAGAAGAATCCGCTTCTTCAGGATGTGGCGGTCGGCTGGTTGCAGAAATACCGCAACGACGCGCCAGACCGCGTGATGAGCAGCGTCACCGATGAAACCGGTAAGGTGATTTCCCCGACCATCAAAGTTGGCAAAGCCGGTCATTACAAAAATCTCGACGCGCTGGTTATGGATGCGCATGAGTCGCTGATTGCTGAAATCCACCGTGAAAACCCGGATATGGTCGTGATTTGTGGTCGCCGTATTCTGACCGACAAATATTTCCCGATGATCAATAAATTCCAGCCCAACAGCGAGCAGCTCGCCGGTGAGCTGATTATCGGCCAGAAGACTATCGGGCAGTTGCAGGCGGTACGCGCGCCGTTCTTCCCGGCGAACAGCATTTTTATTACCACGCTGGATAACATTTCCATCTATCTCTACGAGGACGGTCACCGCCGCCACCTTATCGAAAACCCGCAGCTCGACCAGGTGGAAAACTACGAGCAGGTAAAAGTCGATTTCGTTATCGAGGATTACGAAGCCGGGTGCCTGATTGAGAACATCGAAGTTCTTGAACCGGAAGAGAGCGACACACCGGAAGCGGACGCAGCTAAAGTTTTCGCGCAGGAACTGGCACTTGCCATGAAAGCGCTGACATCAGGTGACGCCACTGCCGCCCCTGCAACCGGTGAAGGAGCGTAAACCATGACGACCCCCGCGCAGCGCCATGCGATGCGGGTCTCGGCCATCCAGGCCGCGCAGCGGGATAGCGCCCCGCTGCGTCATGCCACGCCTTACGAGCAGATGCTCGTCAAGCTGGCCGCAGACCGCAGAACGCTGAAAGAAATCCACTCGAAAGAGCTCAAGGCAGAGAAAAAGCGCGACCTGCTGCCGTTTTACCTGCCGTGGGTAACTGCCGTGCTGGAAAACGGCACCGGTGCGCAGGATGACATTATGGTGACGGTGATGCTGTGGCGTCTCGATGCCGGTGATCTCCCCGGCGCGCTGGAAATCGCCCGCTACGCCCTGCGCTACAGCCTCGCGATGCCGGAGAAACACGCCCGCACCGTGCCTTACATGCTGGCCGAAGAGGTGGCGCTCGCCGTACTGCGTGCCCGCGATGCCGGTCAGCCGGTGAGCGCGGCGATCCTGCTGGAGACCCTCAGCCTGACGGCGCAGTGGGATATGCCTGATGAGGTACGCGCCCGCCTGCATAAAGTTACCGGTCTGACGCTGCGTGATGCGGGTCAGCTTCATGACGCGATGACCCATTTGCAGCGCGCCGTGCAGCTCGACCGCAATGCCGGAGTGAGGAAAGACATTGAGCGCCTCACGCGGGAATTAAATCCGAAGCCCGTCGCCGCAAAGCCCGCGCCGAAAGCGCCCGCGAAAGTCGCACAAGCGAAAAAAACAACGACGCCGGTGAAACGGGGGCGGGGTCGCCCGCGCAAGGTCACCGGTTAAAAGAATGCGCCCCGCGCCAGGGCGGCACGCCGGTCAATGAGGGATTTTCCCTGTCTGCGACCGGCGTCCACCGCCCACCCTTTCTGAGGTAGTCATGACGACGCTGATTATTAAAAACGATGTACCGCAGCCGGGCAGGACGGTTGTTATCCCGCCGAACGTGGACAGCGAGCCGGTGATTGAAAATACCTTTTTCTTTCCCGCCATCGACCCGAAGCGCGTGCGCGAACTGATGCGCCTTGAGCAGACCATTGCCCCGGCACGGCTGCGCAACGCCATCAAAACCGGCATCGCCGAGACCAACGCGGAGCTTTACGACTGGCGCGAAAGCCAGATTAAGGCGGGGTTTGCCCGCCTGGCGGATGTGCCGTCGGACTCACTCGACGGTGAAAGCGTGCGTGTCTTCCATTACGAGCGCGCCGTGTGTGCGATGGCAACCGCCACGCTGTACGAGCGTTATCGTGGCGTGGATGCGAGCGCTCGTGGTGACAAGAAAGCCGACAGCATCGACACCACGGTCGATGAGCTGTGGCGGGATATGCGCTGGTCAGTGGCCCGCATCCAGGACAAACCCCGCTGTATCGTGGGGCAGATCTGATGAAAGCCATCGCGCATCAGGGCGACACGCTCGACGTTATCTGCGCCCGGTATTACGGGCGCACGGCGGGCATTGTCGAGACCGTCCTCGCGGTTAATCCGGGTCTGGCAGAGCTCGGGGCTGTGCTGCCGCACGGCACGCCCGTTGAACTGCCGGACATTCACACTTCACCTGTCGCGGAGGCCGTCAACCTGTGGGACTGAATATGGAACGCATCGCCTCTTTTATCGCCTACTGGCTGAGTGCTGCGCTGGCGGCGTTTGGCGCGGTCACCCCGCAGGATTTCGCGGCTTACGCCGGTGTGATCGGCGTGGCGCTGACGGTGGGCGTTAACTGGTATTACCGCCGGAAAAGTTATGCCCTTCTGGCTCAGCTCGGACAAAACACCCTCAGCGGTAAGGAGATCGGTAATGTCATCAGTCGTTAAGCGTTGCAGTGTGGCCGCTGTGCTGTTACTGGCGGTACTGGTGCCTGATTTTCGTCTGCTTCACACCTCGCAGGACGGGCTCGCCCTGCTGGCTGACCTTGAGGGGTGTCGCCTGCGTCCCTACCAGTGCAGCGCCGGAGTGTGGACGTCAGGCATCGGACACACTGCCGGGGTGACGCCTGCGCGTGACATTACCGAACGGGAGGCGGCGACAAACCTTATCGCGGATGTGCTCGGCACCGAGCGCCATCTCGCAATCTGCGCGCCGGTTGAGATGCCTCAGCACGTTTATGACGCCGTGGTCAGCTTTGCCTTTAACGTCGGCACCGGCGCGGCGTGCCGGTCAACACTGGTGTATTTCCTCAACGAGAAAAAATGGAAACAGGCATGTGACCAGCTCCCGCGCTGGGTCTATGTCAGGGGCGTGAAAAGCACCGGGCTTGAAAACCGGCGACAGCGCGAACGCGATTACTGCCTGAAGGGGGCGCAATGAAAATACTGATTATTTTGCTGGTTCTGGCTGTGACCGGGTTGCTGTTGATGCGCCAGGAAAACAACACGTTACGCGGGTCGTTCGAGCGCGCAAACCGGGTTGCCGGTGAGCAAAAAAACACGATCGGGATGCTGAAAATTCAGCTCAGTGTCGCCTATGACCGGGCGGACAAAAACGAACGGGCGCAGGTGGATTTGCGCCAGAAACTTGACGCTGCCAGCGTGCGGGAAGCCCGCCGCGAGCAGACCATAACGAGGTTACTCAATGAAAATGATGCCTTTCGCCGCTGGTACAGCGCTGACCTGCCTGATGCTGTGCGCCGGTTGCACCACCGCGCCGCCTGCGCCAGTGCCGGTGACTGTTTACAGCGCCTGCCCGAAAGTCAGCCTCTGCCCGATGCCGGGGAGTGATCCGCAGACCAACGGCGATTTGAGCGCTGACATCCGTAACCTTGAACGCGCGCTGGAAAACTGCGCGCTCCAGGTCGAAACCATCAGACACTGCCAGGACGATATTGATGCTGAAACCCGAGAGCCTGCGAAAAGCTCTGGCTGATGCCGTGCCGGTGCTGGCAACAAACCCGGAAATGCTGCGCCTGTATGTGGACGGCGGCAATATCGCCGCCACGCTGGCGAGCTCGTT